TGTCCCTCAATGATACAGCATAATTTATATTGTGCGTACTCGCTCATGGCTATTACTCCTTGTTGTAATTATGTCAGCTATTTGCAGGGTTTTGACCCCTGTTATCAAAAGCAGATCTGGTTTATCAACACTTATGGTTGGCAATCTGTACTGTATTGAATTGTAAACTTGCTTTGATTGACTCACTCAATGTCAACCAACTACAATGATCTTATGCTCTATTGTATAGGGTGTCAATAGATTATATGTACAATAGGTATAATATGAGTGCCGTACCTCTGTTAGGTGTAGTACATATTACAATATGATATACTGTATATATAACTAAAAGAGGTAACACAATGATCAAAGTAGACAATGACAAACACGAACTAAAGCCACAACAAACAGCCTTACTCGTGTATATACGTAACCACCACCAAGCAATATTCTCCGGGATATTATCAACAATGGCAATAGATCTAAATTATCAGGTAACCGACAAAACACAATTCAGTCTAAGCGCGGATCTAACGAGCATGACAATTACAGAACTAGAAAACAACGAAAACAACGATCCAGGAGCCAGCAGCTCTACAGCAGCCAAAACCTCAAAATAAGATGACTCTGTATACATGTTTATAAATAATAGGCACGTCGCACAATATCATTGACCTCTGTAGTGTGATAATATAACAACATGAAAGACACAGCAAAAGTTAAACGCGCGCGTTATAAAAGAATAGAAAAACCAACAGTTACTCACAAACAGAAAAGACTGGCCGAGCTTGTCGTAGAGAATCGGCGACATGATAATAAGCCCAAGCCAATGGGTGAATTAGTACGTGAAGCTGGTTATTCAGAAGCCACGGTTATAAAACCAAGCGAGATAACAGAGTCCAAAGGATTCAGGCAAGCGATGATTGATATCGGAGCAGATGAATCAAAGCTGGCAAGTGTGTTTAATAGTGGATTAGATGCTAACAGGGTGGATATAATCAAAGGCGAACTTGTGGCCAGCGATATCCCAGACGTGCCCTTAAGAGTCAAAACAGCCGAGATCGTGGCCAAACTCATGGGTTATGCTCCACAATCTACCCCTAGTGGCAACACATATAACACGGTCATACAGAACAACCTTGATCCCAACACAACCAACAGCCAGGACATTGTAAACAACACGCTCGACATGCTTATGAATCAGACAAAGCGAGACTGATACACCATATATAGCGTACCCCTGTTAGATACAACCAGCCCTTGACAAGGGGATAGAGGTCAATGTGGTGTAATAGTGTCGCACAATCTATAATGTATGCCCCGCTACTTACTATCAAACCCCTACATATACTCATGTTCATATGCTAGTGCCCCTCACACGTGAGCTGTGTGCCTCATACACCATATACATACGCCTATACATGGATACATTCTTTTATTTATATACGGCTGTACAGGGGTGGCGTATCATTATAACAGGGGTAGGGTAGGGGGTGGGGGGTATAGCGCTCAGATGGTGCTATCGACCACCAGAAGTTTCATAGGGGATAGGGGCACACCCAGAACAAATATTATTTTTTTAGTTTTCTATGATACTATGTATATACATGGCTAAGAAATACCTCCTATATATACACGACAGCGACCGCTTCAGTAAGGAGATGTACAAGTCTGAATTGGTTAATAAACTCCTTCGGCGCCACTACTCCAAACACCTATCAGGAGACTATGTAGCTCCACTTGAGGATATTGAGACCTTAAAGGATTCTTTTCAAGTTATCAAACCCCCTCAAGAGGCCGCCCAACAGACAGATAGAGATACTGATTGGCGAGAATGTAAGAATGGTCACGCTATCCCAGCTTTTCAAGTACGCTGTCTTGGTAAGGGTTGTCAGTATGGGTGAATTGAGCAGAGAAGAACTCCGAACTCAAATACAGACATTGAATCCTGCTGTCTGGGTGATGGATAATAATTTTATTAACGAGAATCAGAAGCCTTTTGAGTTTGATATGCATCGGTTTATGCTTCAGCCTTATTCGGATTCCTCACCAGATCAGGTTATTATGAAATCTGCTCAGGTGGGTTGGAGTGTGGCGGCTATCTTGAAATCTATTCATGCTGCTAATTTCCTTAAGTTAAATGTTATTTATGTGTTACCGACCAGGAATGTTGTTAATGACTTTGTGAGACCGAAGGTTAATCCGATGATTGATCGGAATCCAAAGATTAAAGAGATGGTTAAGGGGAGTGATTCTATTTCTTTGAAGGAGGTAGGTGATAGGTGGATTTACTTTAGGGGTTCTTTCCATGAAGGTGAGGCTATTTCAACGACGGCTGATTTGATTGTGGCTGATGAGTATGACCGGTCGGATCAGGGGGTGTTGGCGGTGTATCAGTCGAGATTACAGTTCTCTGAGTATGGTTGGTTTTGGAGGTTTTCTAACCCTAGTGTGCCGGGCTTTGGGGTTCACGAACTCTACCAAGAGAGTGATCAGATGCACTGGTTTGTTACTTGTTCCCACTGTGAGCATGAGTGGTTTATGAATTTTGAGAAGGGTGAGAAGAATCATTATATAGATGAGGAGAGGCAGATATTCGCTTGTGGGAAGTGTGATGGGGAGATCAGTGATAACGCCCGTCAGGGCGGGCGGTGGATCCCTAGGTACCCTGAAAGAGGGCCGAAGCGGGTTAAGGGTGAATTGGAGGGTAGGCGGGGGTATTGGATTTCTCAGTTGATGGTGCCGTGGATTTCTGCTAAAAAAATTCTTAAGCAAAAAAAATCTATGGCAATAGAAGTCTTTCATAACTTTGTACTGGGACTGCCTTATCAGTCTTCGGAGTTTCTAATTAACCGTGAGTCGATTCTTCGGGCTAACGTTCCGGCATTGGCTGAGAAGCGCGATGTGATGATTGGTTGTGACTCTGGTAAGGAGAAGCATTGGGTCATGGGCAATCCTTCAGGGGTGTTTGCCTATGGTAAAACAACTGACTGGGCAGATATTGAACGTCTTGTAACGATGTACAATGCTACGGCGGTGATTGACGCTCTGCCTGACTTTACAATACCCGAAGAACTGGCACGGAAGTACCCCGGACGAGTCTATGTACATTATTACAGTCCAGACAACTCAGCTAGTATGGAGGTTAGTCGAAGGAAAGAAGGGGTAGATTTTGGAGTATTACAGTCAGACAGGACTAAGCTGTTTGATCTTTTAGCGGCGGATGTGACTTCGGGTAGGATGCGGTTCTTTCAACAGCCCAGAGATTTAGAAGAGCTTATTTTTCATGTAGAGCAGATTTATAGGGTGGTGGAGCCAGATACCCGGGGGATTCCTAAAGCTAAGTGGTTGACTAAAGAGAATCAGCCTGATCACTGGGCGCATGCCTTAGCTTATTTCCGCGTAGCCCAGTCCTTCTCAATGGGGCCGGATTCTTCAGGTGGGGTAAGGCCGAACGCTGTGCGTAAGAGTTCTGGTGTTATAGTGGATAACAGGACTAATACCATTAGCGTTAAAAATGCTCTTAAAATGGATGTAGATACGTTGGTCGAACGTAGCCTAGCCAAGCATAAAAAGATAAGGATTAAATAAGATGGGTTATTATGACGAAGACAAGCCTTATAGGGATCGTAGGGGCTTACCAGCTCTAAGTATTTATCTAACTGGCGATGATAGCCCAGAGATGGAGAAACTTTCATGCGTGTGGTGCAAGAGAACTATCGCTGATGTTAAAGGGCAGATAGATACTATTATTGGTACGCCAATGCCTCTACATGAGTTTGATATTGCTGTGAATATACGATGCAAATTATGTCACCAAGACTACAGACTGTTAGTTAGAAGCGAATTCAAACAGGGGTAGCTTGCTATTTGGGACTGTGGTATACTAAATTCAATACGCCCATAGGCTAACTCAACTTAGGAGTGCTTATGGAAGACGAAAATCAGGGCGAAATTGGTAGCATCTTCGATCTCAAACTAGACGACGATGATCTATTAGCTTTGATTAAAAAGCCCCTCACTGAGTCGGAAACTTACTGGGAATCGGAGGTCGGTCTTAAACAGATCCGTGAAGACAACATGAACCTATGGTTGCCTAACCACTGGAAGAACAAAGATGTTTATGACTATCAGGCAGAGAACCTTTATCAAGACCCTAGAATCTTTATCTCAGTCGAAACCATTACCTCTATTGTAAACTCCCGTATCCCTAACGTAGACGTTATGCCTGGTCAGGAC